TCTGTGCTCCAGGGCGGCCAGCAGTTCCCTTTCCAGCCGGTCCGTGGTCCACGGGATGATCCGGTATTTCGAGCCCTTGCCCAGGATGGTGATGGTCCGCAGGTGCTCGTTGATGTTCTCGGCCCGCAGCTGCAGGGCCTCGCTGATCCGCAGGCCGGCGTCTACCATGAGCAGGTAGATAAGCCGATATGCCGGCTCGATGGCCTGGTAGATGGCGGTGGCCTGCCGGCTGGTGAGCGGGTGTTTCGGCTCGGCCTGGGTGCGTTTCTGCGGGAAGAGAGGGAATGAGAAGGCGAGGGGTTGACAGTGGCCAGCCCTGACCGCCCATTTAATCAGGCTGTTCAGGATGGACAGCTCTTTGTTGATGGTTCTCGGCTTGACGCCTTCGTCCAGCCGTTTTTTTTTGTATTGATTGACCAGGGTTATGGACAGGGCCTGCGGCTGATGCAGGCCGAAGAAGGCAACAAGCTGGGCGCTGAAAACCGATCTGGTGTCCAGCATGGTGGTTTCGGCCACTTCGTTCTCATAAAATTTATAGAAGTCAAGAACCAGATCCTTGATGCGCGGCGCGGAGTGGATCACCTCAGTTTTGCCTGACGTTTGCCGCACCGTTCTTTCGTATTCGGCGGCGGCGTCGAAGGAGCCGGTGAACGGGATGTAGGTGCGGTTTTTGCCGTAGCCGATGACGACATACCAATGCCGGCCAGGTTCTTTTTTACTTTTGGTCGGGTGGGGGATGACACTCATGGGGTCACTGTCCAGGTATCAATCGGCAGGTGGTAGTGGTCAATGACGCTGTTCAGCCGGATAAAGAATTTTCTGTCTTGCGGCTTTTCCAGGATTAAAACCACGCCGGCCCGCTTGCCGGTCTGGAATGAGTAGTAGAGTGATTGCCCGATGGCCTCGGCCCATTTTTTGCCGAAGTCAAACTCAACGGCGTGGCTGTCGGTCAGGCAATCCACGCGGGTCTTGTCCGGCAGCACCACCTCGGCTTTGCCCTTATGCTCCGTGCACCATTTGTCCTGGTAGTGCGATTCCGGCAGGGCGTGGGCCGAAGTGGCCATGGACAAAAGCAGGATGGCAACGATGGGAAGCTTCATGCGATGGTAAATTAATCGCAGCCGCAAGTCGGGCTCAATGATCCGTCGCAGCACAGGGCGCGGCCGTCTGAACAGCCGCACACGCCGCCATGATGCGAACAACAGCCGCGGCGCTCCACTTCAAGAAGGGTCTGCAGCTGGCCCGGGCACAATTTCTGTTCGATCATGTTGGGCGGGGTGGTTTTGACCTCTTCCGTGTCAAGCGAGGTGGCGAAGGTGTTGCCGGCTGTGGCAAGGAAAAGGATGGTTATTGCCAGAATTGTTTTCTTCATTATTTTCTCCTCATTTTGGTAGTCCTACTTGTCGTATTGCCATTGGCCGCCGTATGACTTGTTGTACGCGGGCGGGGAGCTGAACTCGTTGCGCTGGTAGCCTTGTTCTCCGGTATATGGGTTGGAATTGCCCTGGCTGGAATAGTTGTCGGATTTGTACTGGTTGGGGCTGCTGCGATAATGCGGCTGGACGTATGTGCCGTCGCTCCGAGAGTATCCCCGGACATATTCATCGGCGAGGGCTGCTGTTGAGAAGAGGGTTATGGCTGATACGGCGCATGCGATGATTGTTCTTTTCATTTCAGTTCTCCCGTTGCGTTTTTTTTTGGTCAGTAATTCTTCACCTTCTGCACCACCACCCCGATGATGCGGAATTCGATGCCGGTCATGTCCTTGATCGGGTACCGGCTATTTAATGGTTTGAGAAAAACGTTGTCCCCGTCCATGACGAGCTGCTTGAAGGTGGCCTCGTTGCTGCCGTTTTTCGCCACGATGAAGCTGCCGTTGCGGTGCTGCACGGCGGGATCAACGACAATAATGTCCCCCTCCCGGAATTCCGGCTCCATGGAATCACCGTGGATGGTCAGGGCGAAGGTATGGGGGCCGCACGGTCGGGTGGCATAGACGAACTGGGCCACTTCCTGGTATTCCACGGCCTCGGCCCAGTCGCCGGCCTGCACCCACGAGATCAACGGCGCACGGCACAGGGGCGGGGCGGAGGTGGTGTTCCTCGGTAATCGTGTATCGTCCATTTCTGCCACTACGCCGCCGGACAACAGTATGCGTCCCATATTGAGCATATCCTCGTAATCGTAATTAAAATAGCTGGCTATCTTACGGCGTGTCGTTTCATCTCCTTCGCGTTTGCCTTTAGCATAGTTGTTCAGAGTGCTTGTCGCCATATTGCAAGCTGCCGCTATCTCATGCTGCGGAGCCCTGCTCCTTTTTAAAAGACAGGCTAACGCCGTGCTGAACATTTCTCCTACTGTATAGTTTTTTTTCTCTATCATTTTTCTCCCTTTCCAGTCCGCACTATTCACTTTTTGTGAAAAAAAATAAATTGACAATGTGTGAAAATTCTTGACACATAATTCACAAAGTGTGTATTTATATTTTCAATCTGAAAATAAGTGAGGAGTGTGATCAATGAAGCAAAAAAAAATGGCAAACATCATCGGCGTTTCCCCGGCGTTGATAACTGATATCAAGAAGGGAAGGAAGACGGTGTCGCGGAAGCTGGCTCTAAGGCTCCATGAGCTGACCGGGATCGGGTTAGATCTGCTGCTGACGTTGCCACCCGCAGAAGTTATCGAGGCTGTCCGTGAAAAACTGGAGAATGATTTAGTTGGGTAAGAAATTCACATGATGGCCTTTTTTGACAAATCACAAAAACAACTTAAACCTTAATTGACAGTAAAAGGGAGGGGTAACATGAATGATGTAGTTCCGTTTTATTACAGTGAAAACGAGATACGTATCATTACCGACAGTCAGGGTGAACCTTGGTTTGTCGCCAAGGATGTGTGCGATGTGCTGGGGCTTGACAATATCACATGGGCTTTAAATGGTTTGGATGAAGATGAGCTGACTTTAGAAAAACTAAACTCAGGTGGTCAGACCCGTGAAATGAAACTAATCTCCGAATCCGGCCTCTACACCCTGATCATCCGATCCAACAAACCGCAAGCCAAAGCATTCCGGCGCTGGGTGACCCACGAGGTTCTCCCCGCCATCCGCAAGACCGGCGGCTACTCCGCTGCCGGCTTCAACTCCAGCTGCAAAGAAAGAAACCAGGCGGCCAAACGTATCCTGTTGGCGCACAAGGTCATCGAAAACGAACTGCGCGTCTGCAAGCGGATCGGCGTGGACGTGCTCACGGCGCGGAAGCTGGCCGTGGAAAACGCCCGCGAGGCCACGGGCATTGACTATGCCCCGCTGCTGCCCGCCGCCCCTCGCCAATGCCATGATTTCCTGGTGGAATGTTGCGAGCTTGATCCGTTCTTCTTCGTCCCCACCCTGGAGCTGTATCGGTCATACCGGGATTGGGCAGCGGAACGGCCTTCGTCGTTGAGTGAAAGGATGTTCGTTGAAAATCTTCTGGCCGTGCCGGGCATCAGGAAAGAACGGCCGCGGGTGCAAGGCAGCCGGATTTCTATTTTCCGCGGGGTCCGGATGAAAAAAACGTAAGCGTCGGGCCGGTTATGGGCTGGTCTGGCGCTTTTTATGGGTCATATGTGTTAGGTGTTGCTTAGTTTATTAGTGTCTCCATAACTTATTAGGTTTTCCATTGAACCAAACAGAAGCGGAAATACTTGCAGAGCTGCGGGAGATCAAGGTCCTGCTTGGTCGGTTGCTTAACCCGGCGGCGAGTCTGTCGGCGGAGGAGAAGGGCCGGGAAATGGGGGCGTGTATCCGGCGCTATGGGCCACGGTCGGCGGAGGTCAAGGCGTTGGCGAGAAAACATAATGGGGGAAAATGAAATGGGTAGTCGGCGGTGCAGGTACTCTTTTGTGGATGAATTTGCGATTCCATACCTGGCCCTGGTCGGGTTTGTGGTTGTCATGGCGCTGGCTATTGATTGCCTGGTCTGGTTCGGCCGGTTGATTTTCTGATTAAAACGTTCATGGAGGAAGGTAATGCCAAAGGTAAGGATTAACGCGGTTATCGAAGGGGAAATAAGCCAGCAGGATCTGGCCAGCACGTTAATGCGGGAGGCGGTGCGGCGTTTGCCTGCCTTTGACGATGCCGGCATTGACTGGTGCACCGATCATCACGGCTGCACCTATGTGGGCGGTCCGGAGTGGCGGGTGAGCAGCGACCCGCGGGTGGCGGCGCTGGTGGATGCCAGCCATATCATGGCCGGCGATGAGGATCTGTTCAAGTTTTCCGATCAGGACCTGGTCAATCCGGTTGGGGTTGTTGTCGGGGACGGTGACTCCCCCCTGATCAGCATCAACCGGCTGAAAGAGATCTTTGATCAGGAGTTTAATGCACCGTTTCTGGCAGCCAAGACCGTGCGGACCTCCTGGAGGAGGGCTAACCATGCCGGCCGCAAGGTGCTGCATCTCAAGATTGGCCGGCGGGCTGTCGATATTGATGCGGCGGGCGAGGTGGTGTTTACCGGCACGGATTTGCGCGAGGACGGCAGGCAACCCGTGCCGGAGGTTGACGATGACACCAAAGGTTAAAATAACCGCGGTGTGCGGGAAATGCGGAGAATTCCAGGTGCTGCGGGCCAGGAAGAAGAGGGAGAGCACCAATGGCCATACGTATGACCTTCCCGCTTCCGTGGTCTGCCCGGGTTGCCGGATGTGGTCCATCGCGATCATTAAGGTGGTGGACATCATTGCCGGCGGAGAAGATGGAAATGGCGGAGAAGAGGGCCATGGCTGATCTGGTCCCGGTGACGCCGGAACGGGTGCTGCAAGTGCGGCTGCAGCACGATCTGACCCAGGCGGAGCTGGCGGAATGGGTCGGGGTGAATGGCAGCACGGTGTCCCGCTGGGAAAGCGGGGAGAGCAGCCCCAGGGGAAAGACTTTGGCCAGGTTCAACGAAATATTCAGGGGGGAACATGAAAACAATGCAGATGGGCAAGGGTGTCGAGATCAGGACGCCGTGGTTGGGAATCAATGAGGCGGCGGCCTACTGCAGCATGAGCCGGGAAAAGTTTCTGCGGGTGTCGGAAAAGTTCGACGTTTCCCATGGCGGCGGGGTGGGCAATGACCGCTGTTACCATGTGCAAGCCCTGGACCGCCTGCTGCGCCAGTCCGGCTATTATCCGCCGGAAACCATGATTGTGACGGAGGAGACGGAATTATGCTGAGTCTGCCTGTCTGCCCTGTCGATGTCTGCCCGTTTGCCAGGAAGATCAGCCGGTTGGATGGGGCCGTCGGCTGGCTGTCGCACCAGCTGTGCGGCCGGCAGGAGTTTGATCCGCCCTGTCCGGTCACGAAACAGCAGGCCATGGTGTTGGAACGGGCGTATGGCTGCATCGAAGATTTGCCGGTTATCTCCTATGCCGGCACCGCCGTTCTGACCGCGGCGCCGGCCAGGCGGCTGAGATTCCTGGATCCGCCGATCGGCCCGGAGGAATTGTGGATCCTGTGTAACTGGGCGCGGCATTTTTCCCAACGCAATGTCAGCTGGGCGGTGATCGGGGTTGGTAAGCGTTTTTCCCTCATTCGCGTGCTGTAGCCCATGGCGGATAATGGAGTGAGCCGGGTTTACCCGCTGTTTTTCCGGCCGGGCGAGGTCGTCGAAGTTCGGGCGCTCGGGGTGCGCGGGAATTCCCCCGCCTGGGAGGGCTGGACAAACGGCCCGGTGCGCGGCTATTTCGATAATGCGGCGGATTTCGCCCGGGCCGCGGCCGCCGTGGACAAGGCCGGCGGCAAGGGTGTCTATTTTACGGCCAACCCGGTCAATCCCGACCTGCTGGCCCGGGCGGCCAACCGCCTGCTGCCGACGGACAGTCCGTCTTCATCAACATCCGACAAGGATATCGTCTGTAGCCGTTGGCTGCTGGTTGACGTGGACCCCGTCCGGCCCGCCGGTATTTCATCCAGCCAGTACGAGCTGGAGCAGGCCGCCCAGGTGGGCGAGGAGCTGACTGCCTGGCTGGAAAAGGAATGCGGCTGGCCGGCCGGCATCAGGGCCTTGAGCGGCAATGGCTATCACATCAATTACCGCCTGCCGGACCTGGAGCCGTGCCCGGAGATCAGCGGATCCGGCGGTCTGCTACACAAGGCGCTGCAGGCGCTGCAGGGCAGGTTTGGCCGGGATGGGATCAAGATTGACCAGGTCAATTATAACCTGTCCAGGATCTGGAAGCTGTACGGCACCATGGCCCGCAAAGGGGATTCCACCGCGGCCCGGCCGCACCGCCGGGCCGCGGTGGCCGCTACTGCTCCGGAGCTGCTGGAGCAGGTGGGGCTGGTCAGCCGGCTGCAGTTGGAAGAACTGGCGGCCCTGGCGCCGGAGCCGGAGAAGAAGCAGGCCCCTCCCCCTTCCCCCCGAAAAGAAAATCAACCGGTGGTCGGCCAGGATGGCGGTAAGAAGTATGATAAGCAGCTGGGCAAGATCAAGCTGGACGAGTACCTGGCGCACTACAATATCACCGTTACCGCCACCAAAACAGTGGGGACCGGCGGCACCCTGTACGCCTTTGACCAGTGCGTGTTCAACGAGGAGCACCGGGGGCATAAGTGCTGCGGCCTGGTCTACTCGGACACGCCGCCGCATCTTACCTACCAGTGTTTCCACGACACCTGCAAGGGCAGGACCTGGAAAGAGGCGCGGCAGATCATTTCCGGGGACGCCAAGCTGGCCCAGTTCTGCGAGGGGTACGATGCGACATGGCGGCCGCCGGCCAAACCAGCCGCCTTTTACCGCGATCCCACCGAAGATGAAAAGGCGGCCATGGTTGGGGTGGTGGCGGGAGCGGACGGCGTGCCGAGCCCCCTGGAAATAGGGTGGGATGAGTTTTTCGATAATCTGGACGGCAAGCGGCCCAGTTTCCGGCAGCAGAAATTGGTGGAATATCTGCGCCGGTACCTGGCGCCTATTGTCCATACCAGCGGCGAATACTGGCGGTACGGCACCGGGAGGTGGCGGGAAATCAGCGCAGCCGAGGTGGGGAAGGTGGCCGCCGTGGCCCTGGGGGAGCAGATGCAGACATCCAGGATCGAAAACGCCGTCAAAGGCCTCAGTTTTTTTAACAACATGGAAGAGACGGGCTGGACTGCGGGGGTGGAGAGTATCGGCAACCTGGTCAATGTGGCCAACGGTATGCTGGATATCGAGCAATTCCAGCTGGTGCCGCACCGGGCGGACTTTTACCTGCGCACCCAGGTGTCCACGGCCTTTGACCCTTATGCCGAGTGTCCGCTGTGGGTCAAGGCTGTGCAGGAGATTTTCGAGGGAGTGGCGGCAAAGATCCTGGTGCTGCAGGAGTTTATGGGCTATCTGCTGATGCCCACTTGCCGCTATGAAAAATGTGCTTTTTTTTTCGGCACCGGCTCCAACGGCAAGTCCACGGTCCTGGATATTATGACCTGGTTGCTGGGTGAAGATAACGTCAGCGCCCTGTCGCTGGAGTCCATGTCCCGGCAGTTCCCCCTGGTCAGTTTGCGGGGCAAAATGCTGAACAGCGCCACCGAGGTGGACACCAAGGACAAGGCCGGCACTGAGAACCTGAAAAAGATCATTTCCGGGGACCTGCTCAGTTCTGACACAAAATTCGGCAAGGAGATCACGTTTCGCACGTTCTGCAAGTGTATTTTTGCCATGAATACGCCGCCCACCATCACGGACAAGGCCTATGGGTTTATCCGTAAGATCCTGGTGCTGAATTTCAACCGCCGTTTTGCCGAGCATGAGCGGGACAAGTATCTGAAGGACAAGCTGCGGGAGCAGGAGCTGCCCGGGATCCTGAACTGGGCGGTGGAGGGCGCCCGGCGGCTGATCAAGCAGGGCCGGTTCACCGATGACCAGGTGCTGCGGGATGATGCGGCGGATTTCATGGCCAAGATGAACAACATTCTGGCGTTTGTCATGGATCGCTGCATCCTGCACCCCAAGGTGCATCAAGAGTCCAATGAGCTGTTTGCCGACTACAAGGAATGGGCTGACGCCAAGCTTTACCGCAAGGTGGGACAGGGGAAATTCGGCGATCAGCTGGAGAGTCTGGACGGGGTAAAGAAGGAGCGGCCCAGGATCGGGGGAGCCCGTCCCACTGTATTTCGCGGCATCGGGCTGCGGAAGGTGTGGCAGGATGTGGTCGGCGACGAAGAAAGGGGGTTGAACCTATGAGAGACGTGGTGTGGTTTGGGCTGGTGGCGGTCGGGGCGCTGGCTGCGGTGATTTTTGCGCTGCGGTTCCACGACTGGGCTACCTATGGTGAGGGGGAACGGCGTTGGGACGCGGAACGCGGGTACCAGCGCGTTTTTGATCTGCCGTGGCCGGCGGCGGTGGCTGTGTTTGCCCTGCTGGCGGCCTGGCTGATGTGATTAAAATCTGACAAGGAAGGGAGTGGGTCATGACTGGTGATGATGGTGAGGATGAGGCATTGTTGCAACGGGATGTATCCGGGCTGCAATCTGTGGAAGTCAGGCGGGTGACGGATCAGGGTCCCTTTATGCTGTCGCTGCAGCTGGCGGATTTTACCGTCGGGACGATTATCTGTCGTCATGCGACGTTTGACAGTGTGGCGCGGGATCTGGAAAAGCTGGCCGCCTCCCTGCGCCGCAAGGGTGAAATGTGCCGGCAAGCGCCGCGGGTGGCTGTGCCGGCCAGCCACTAAGGGCTGGTCCGGAGAAAAAAATAAAGGAGGATGTGAGTGGAAAAGACAGCAGAGGTAGAAAAAGCAATTCATGGTTCCAACACCCAGTGGGCAGGGGCGGCGCAGGCGGCGCCGCAGGCCGATGCGGACCGGTGGCGGGAAATCAGAGTGTCGCCCGGTTATGATTCCCTCTATCTGGTCCTGCAGGAAGCACTGGATCAGGCGCAGATTGGCAAGGGGGTGGAGCGGCACGCCGAGGATGGGGAGCCGTTCGACCAGCAGTTGATCTGCGCCATTACCAGGAGAGTTGGGTTGGGATTCCCCTTGGGGCAGGCGATCAAAAAAGCGATAGAGAGCACGCGGCTGGGCGGCGAGGCCGGGGCGCAGGAGCTGCTCGGGGCCATCAACTATTTAAGCGCCGCAGTGATCTGTGGCCGGGAAGGGATATCATGACGGATGGGGTGGTGGTTTATGACTGCGAGATCAAGCGGCTGGTGTTGCCGGCCGGGGAGGAGCGGCAGGACGGGGTGGAATACTGCGCCGGCTGGGAGGACTTCACCGGCATGGGTATTTCCTGTATCTGTGCCCTGGATGTGCTGCAGGGCCGGCCGCGGGTGTTTTTTGAGGATAATTTCGCTGATTTTCAAGAGCTGGTGGCCAGCAGCCGGGTGGTGGTGGGGTTTAATAACCATCGGTTTGACGATCGGTTGTGCGCGGCCCATGGGATTTGGATTCGTCCCGAACAATCCCAAGACCTGATGCAGATAATCTGGCAGGCCGCCGGCCTGGGGCCTGCTTACCAGCGCGATTCGCATGGAGATTTCACCCTCGACAAGCTGTGCCGGGCGAATTTCGGCGACGGCAAGGTCGTGTCCGGCGCCATGGCTCCCCTGTGGTGGCAGGCCGGGCAGTATGGTCGGGTGGCGGATTATTGCCTGCGTGACGTCATGCTCACCGTCCAGCTGCTGGACATAATCAGTACCAACGGCAGGGTGGTGGATCCACGGGACACAACGAAACATATCATAATTGACCCGGACGCAGCGGCCGCGTTGGCGTGGTTTAGTCGGGGCTGAATTCATTCATCAAACAGGAGGCGGGAAAATGGCGAAAACAACATTTGAGGAATTTGCCGCGGAGCGCGGCATTTTACTGCAGGACTGGCAGGTGAAGGCGGGGAATGCCCTGCTGGCTGTGATACAGGAACAGCAGACCAGCGGGACCGGCAAGACTTTTCTGCTTGATCTGCTGCGTGCTTTCATCAATGTGTGCGGCAACGACTTTGCGGTGGTTCAACCGGCTGAGGCGGAAAATGAGGTTGTGCGGCCGCTTTTGATCGGCGAGTTAACCACCTGGGCGATAGATCAGGTAATTGAGGAGCTGCGCAAGGCCGAGGAGAAGCACCCGAGTTGGCCGGTGGACCAGGTGCATGCGGTCTCCATCATGTCCGAGGAGGTGGGCAAGGCGGTGCGGGCCGCCAATGATTACGAGTTCTTCGACCATGGCCAGGGTCAGATTAACGAGCTGGCCAATAAGCTGGCCCGGAGCGGGGCCATGGTGGTGCGGTGCCTGGAAAATCTCAAAGCCTTTGTAAGGGGGCTGTGATGCAGTGCCCGGTTTGCAAGGCGGAAAACGATCCGCGCACGTTTGCCGTGGAGACTTCCGCGGAGGAGGACGGGGTGGAAGTGAGTTTCACCTGTGGTGGATGCGGCGCTGATCTGTATGTGGTGCTGCAGCCGGAGGTTTTTGAGGAGGTTGATTAGGTTTGATTTTGCAGGCTGGTGCGGGACAGAAGGGGGCAGCATTGGATAACTCAACGGTCAGAGTTTGGCGGTTAGTGTGCTTGGTTCAACTCCATAGCTGGCTGTTTCCCGAAACCGCCGCCGTGCCGGCCTGCATTTTTGACAAAGGAGCAAGGGCTATGTCTGGAAGCGGGAAAAGGAAGAGACCGGCTGTGGGTGACCGGGTGGGTGCCATTCTCTGTACGGTGAAGGAAGAGGCAAAGTTTTTAGGATATGGGGTCTATGTCGGCGATTTTGTGCCGCAGGAGGCCAAGGGCTGGTTCGCCCAGGGCATTAAAGCCGCCGGGCAGGTGAACCCCCGGCTCGATCTGGATAACGGCCAGCGGGTGTATGGCTGCGAATGCTGGTGGGGTTCGGAAGAGGAGATCCGCGAGTTGCTGACCGGCTACCAGGTGACCATGGTGGATATTGACCAGGTGCGGGCCGCCCAGGGGGTTAATAAGTCTGCCGAGGCCTTGGCGTGATTGTGGCGCCAGGCCGGCCGCCGGCGGCCGCGGAGAAAAAGCCGGCGATTCATGTCGGTTGCCCGGCCTGGCCGGAGAAGATCAGGGATAAGCCGGCCGGGCCGGATGAGGCGTGGTGTTTGGAGGCCAGGACCAGGGCCTCACTGGATCCGGTCGGCGGCTGGTGTCGGCGGGCCAGGTGTTCCTATCATTTCCCAGCGTTGAAAAAGGAGTAGGGTGGATGAACTACAGACAAAGGCGAATGGTTGAGAAGATAGCGTGGGAGTTATTGCACAAAAAAAAGATAGGGAGGCGTATTCCGTGTTCCCATCATATCTTTGACGGTTCCGGTGTTTGCGTGAGATGCGGGTGCGGAAAAGTTTATGCTATCCAACACCCGCATGAGTGTGAAGGGTCCGCCATGGTGTGGTTCCCCTTTCCCCAGGTCAAGCCTGATCATGGGCAGGTTTGCATTGTCGCCGCCGGTCCTGAGCGGCAGGCCCAACACCTTGGTTTGGTGTGGGATGGTGATGATTTCGTATGGGCGCAGGATATCGGTCTGGATCAGTTCCCGACTGAACTGGCAACGGCCTGGATGCCCTGGCCTGCGGATCCGCCGGCATGTCTAAAGCGGTCGTCATTAAAACAAGGAGGGGGCAATGAATACTGATAATGGTGGGGAAAATCACGGCATGCCGACGGACGAGGAGATGGAGCTTTTCCGGCGGGATTTTGTCCGGCTGATTGAGGAAATGGGGGCCATGGCTAACCATCGGTTCCTGATTGGGCCGTCCGGGGAGTCGGTCAAGGGACTGCTGCGATTGGTGGTAAATACCATGCTGATCCTCGAGAACGGGGGCGGGCAGCCGCAGATGCTGGCTGTGGTTCATAATCCGGCGCCGGCGGCCGGCCAGGGGGACCAGGTGTCCATATTGGTGGCCGGCACGTCCAGTAATGATCTGCATGCCGCCATGGGACTACTGAAGCTGGCCAATGTGTTTTTGCTGAAAACTGTGGAAGCAATTGCCGCCGGCGGGGATATGCCGGCCATGCAGGTGCATTGAGGAGAGGGGTGAAATGGGGAAAAAAACAGCCAAAACCATCCGCTACTCAGGATTCCTGTATGACCGGTTGGCCATGTGGGAATGTTTTATGTTTCTCTTCCGCAAGGCCCCTAAGTTGTCCGCTGCTCCCGTGGAGTTGGGAGACGGGTCGTTGATGGTCCCGGGGGACCGTTTTGTGGAAATCGGCGGCAAAAAGACCTCGGCCGGGTTTACCAGGTTCAAGATGTTGCCGGGCCATGCCCTGGAGTATGCCGGCAGCTTCTCCGACCTGACCGGCACGGCGCTCTGTTTCCATCAGGTAACGGACGGGAAAAGGGATGAGCGGCCGGTGGAGGGATATGCGTCCACGTTTTACGGCTGGATGGCTACCAGCATTGACGGATGTTGGGTGCATGGCACGCCGGCTGTGGCTGGCAGGGTGGTCGAGACAAATAAGATCGTGCGGGCTTGATCGTGGCCCATAATCTGGGTCTGCCAGCACAAAATTCATAACTCGAAGGAGGTTGCTATGAGAGGAAAAGTCCCTGATTTGATTATTAACAAGGCTGTAGATATTTGGTGCAAAAAATTATTCACCCCTGTTTTCGATAACGGGGACAACTCTTTAGCGGGGGCCATGACGCAAATGTTGGCGCTGATGAATATCCAAAACGACAAGGAAAAAATACCAAACATAGCCGCCAGAGTTGAAACATTCAGGCAGGTGCTCACCGCCGAACTCATTCGTTTGCGCGATGAACCCCAGAGCGGAGAACTTTTTCCGCCATGGCTTGGTGTCGATTATGGCCCATGTAAAGTTTTGGGCAATGCGGCTGACAAAGCAGGGATTCCTCGCTCGCAATTTTCCTGTAAATCGTCGGTTTCAATGCGAGCGGGTAGCCTTGCCGTTAGTTTTGGTTATGGAGCCCCCCTTACAAATTATTACCCACTTCCTGACGGGCGATGGCTTTTGACCAGTATTACAGCCAATGATGCCGAAATGGTCAAGGTCATCAGTTCAGTTATGGGGGGCAACCCCCTCGGGTTGTCGGTAGAATGCCCGGCAGACAGCGTTTAAACACTGAATTTACTGGTTGTATTTCCATCCAGAGTACAGACGAGTTGCGGGTGCTCGTTGAATTGCTTTGTCATTCAAATGGCGCGCCATGTTTTGACATACGGATTGCGAGACTTCGCAAAGAAGCGACAATGTTGTGGGATGACAGGAAATAGAACGGTTTTAGCTGTGCTGCAAGCGCAGCGCAGACAGTCACCAGCGTTTTGTTATGATGAGCTGGTGCCACGGAGGAACACTGATGGCAACAACACTTTTCTACTGGTATGGCTGGATATTTGTTCGTCCTCGGCGCTGGTTCTTCGGCAGGATGCTAGGACGTGGTTCGTTTGGGCTGCGGCTGCTTCCGAAACGTGAGGAGTATTGGGGCTGGCGCTGGCCGAATCTTCACTGGTGGCTGCTGTATAAAACCATCTTTAATTTCTGTTCTTGGCTGTCATGGGACGGCTGGCGTCCATTCTGTGATTGGACTGGCGGTTATCGCCGCACATTCCCTTGGATAGCAAGGATGATAAAACGCCTCGGTGAAACCACTGCCGGTGTTCACTGCCACGGATGCGAGTGCTGGCATTGCGGGGCCGAAGATTGCGACCAGTGTACCCTTTCCGACGATGAAACCGGGACGACCTTTATTCTGGAGGAAACGTGGACGGAGGGGACTCAGGAAGGAACAGACCACCGATTCAGAGGTATCACCATCTGCCCGAAATGTGGATATCGTGCCGAATATCAGGACGGATCACTGTAAGCATCATAACGACCAGCATAACCAGCGGCGGCCCAATGAGCCCAGCTAAAACCACCGCGCATCCCCAACCCCCTCGGGTTGTCGGTAGAGGTTTAACGGCTACCGTGTTGATTGTTTTCTGGTTGGAAAGCCGGGGGAATTTGGGAACGATGAAAATAGCCCTACACGATAGCGACAGCACGGGATACCCGAACTTGGCTCTGATGAAACTGGCAGCCCACTACCGTGCAGCCGGTGACACGGTAGAATGGTTTAATCCCCTGGTCGGAGGTTATGGCCGGGTTTATGCCGCCAAGGTTTTTACCTGGAGCCGCCGCGATCCGTACTTGCCGCCCGATGCGATTTGCGGGGGGACAGGCCACGATATTACCGCCACACTTCCGGAAGAGATAGAGCACACATGCCCGGATTACTCGCTTTACGGCTGTAATGAGAGTTACGGCTTCCTGACGAGGGGCTGCATTCGGGCCTGTGAGTGGTGTTTTGTGCCCAGTAAGGAAGGGAAGATCCGAGCCCATGCCGACATTGAGGAGTTTGCCCGCCATCCAGATGTGGTGCTGATGGACAACAACGTGCTGGCGCACCACCACGGCCTGGACCAGATCGAGAAGATGGCCCGGCTTGGCCTGCGGGTGGACTTTAACCAGGGCCTGGACGCCCGCCTGATTGATGACGGGGCCGCCCGCCGCCTGAGCAAGCTGAAATGGATACGGCATATCCGGCTGGCCTGTGCCCAGATCTTTTGTTATGTGCTGGTGCGGGATATTGAGGACGCCTTGGAGCGGGTGCGATTTTTGAAGGGCATGTATGTGGTGCCGTTCGCGCAGCCGTACCGGGCACCAGATGGGGCGGAACCGACCGCCGACCAGAAGGCGTTTGCCCGCTGGTGTAACCACCGGGCGATTTACAAAACTTGCACATGGGAAGATTACCGGCACAAGGCCGCGTAGGCTTTCCAACGACTGAGGCCACCTGCGGCGGCCTTGAACTTGGATTGAAATTCGGAGGACAAAATGAGGCAGAAACTCCGATTTTCGTATCACCACAAATAATACAGATACAAAGCGAAAGAGGCGACTGACAATGGGAGTGACGGTTATGACCGGAATTGAGATAATTGCCGCTGAAAGGCAGCGACAGATTGATATGGAGGGCTGGAGTGCAGAGCGAGACGCCCAGGTTCATCCTAATGGGCAACTCGCTCGTGCTGCTGAAAATTATGTCCGGTTTGCAGCAGAATCAGACACAGCAAGAGACTACCAGCGAGAGAATGGGCATACCCCAGGCGGTTGGCCATGGCACTATAGCTGGTGGAAACCAAGCAATGGTAATCGAGTGGCTGACCGCATCCGTGATCTTGCCAAAGCCGGAGCGCTGATAGCGGCAGAGATAGATAGGTTGCAGAAGGGAGGGATGAGTAAGATGGATGACAAACAAAACGAAAACGAAGCCGCTGATGGCCGGTCTATCTCTGCCGCCGGGTTGGGAGACCTGCCGCCAGTCCTCGATGCTAGCGTGAAGTATCGCCGCTGGAACTTCGACACCGATGACGAAGGCCTGCTTGTGTGCCGAGGGCTTCACGATGGGAACGAGCATTGTGAAGCGCACATGGAGCGCCTTTCCCCGTCCGAAGCGTTGGTGATCATCAACGCGCTTCGGTCTGAGTGTCTTAAGCGGGCCGCCAAGGATGGCATCTTCTACGTTGATTTTGCCCCTGCCGGTAATCATTGCCGAACGATTGACGCTACCGGGCGGTTGTAGACTACGCCCCCCAACGGCGTAATAAGCGGAAATGATTACACACAGTAACAGGGGGACAGGTGACATGAAAAAACTATTGGCAGCGTTGCTGCTGTTGTTGAGTGCGGCCGGCAGCCTGCCGGCAGTCGCCGCTGATCAGAGTGGCGTGCTGGTGTTTGCTGGCCGGACCGTCGGTGCCCGCCTGCAGGTCCTGGATACCGGCGGCCTGCCAGCGCCGGGGGAGATCCTCACGGCCCAACAGTTGCTGCTCCTGGCCAGGGAGGACGGCGGCCAGCCTGATATTGTCTCCCGGCTGGAGCAGGAGCTGCCGGCCAAGCGGTTTGTATCTGACGGCTGCAGCGGCGGCTGTCCGAACGTCTGGCGCGGGGTGAGTATTTACGGGGCCTGTTTCTGGCATGACGCGCGGTATTATTTGGGGGGCGGCCTGGTTGATAAGCTGCAGGCTGATGCGCGGCTGATGCTGGATGTCTGTGTCTTGACCCAGGATCCGCACTGGGCTGTGGCTATGTTCAATGGTGTCTGGTTGGGGGGGGATCTGCCGGCGTCCTGGCGGTGGGGTAAGGTTGGGGTGCCGTAGATTCTTGTCGGCGCTGTAGATTATGGCTGTTGTGTGTGCTGGCCCGGTCCCTGTTCCAATGGGGGTCGGGCCTTTTTTTTGCGTTAAGATTCTGGAGATTGGGTTGTTTTTTTATGGCTCCTCCTCGGCATCCAGCATCCGCTGGATGTATTCCTGCAGCTGCTGGCCGGTGGCGCCGCGTTTAGCGAGGTGGTGGTAGCCTCCTGCCCACCACTGCAGGACGGCGCCCTGGTAGGTTGTCAGCCTCCGGATGCGGCTGCAGAATCCGGACAGGTCCGGCAGCGGGGGCAGGGAGCCCATGACTTGGTATTGCTTGATGAGTTGGATCAGCCCCTGCCCGGTAGTGTCATCCTCTTGGATGCGTGGGCTGAGGTCCAGGATAAGCTGTAACTCTTCTAGCCCGAAGCGGCCGCGGATCTCGTACAATGTCATGATGTACAGATTTGGGGCGGTGTTGAGAATGACACGGGCAGCCATGTGCCGGGTTACGAAAATCCCGGCATTGAGCCAGGTTCTGGTGTTTTCTGGCAATCTGATACTGGTCGGGTAAAGGGCCATGGTTGTTTTCTCCGTAGTACATAGGGCTGGGGTAATCAACATTCAAATTTCTTGGCAATTTTCAGGTGGATCCTCGGGCAACATCCTATATGACATTCCGGAGTAATGTTTCGAGGATGACAACAGGTCCCATCCTCTTCGTCTTTCCAGCTACAGTCATTTATAGGGGTCCAGACATCATCAGTGGTTTCCATTTTCGCCTCTGTGTTCATGGTTGTTTCTCCGTAGTTTGGCTACATACCGGTGTAATCGAAAAGTTTACATAACTGTAGTACACATGTGTAATTTTTCTGTCAACAAAAAAAATGCGCATATGTACTACAGTATCCTCACCACACGCGCCCCCCAACGGCCAGCAAAACGCCAGCAGAGCGGCGCTTGGGGAAGGGCGCGGCCCTCCCGCCCCCCTCTTCCTAAATAATGGTGGACAAGGGGGGACAGCTTGTCCATAAATTGGAAGATGTGTATCTATTTGTAATTGTGTATTTTTTTTGACTGGACAGGCTGGACAGGCTTTTCTCTATATTCCAGCTAGAATTTGAAAGGAAGATATGAAATATGTAAGAGGACCGGGAAAAAGGCTGTCCAGCCGGTTCATGTGAGTAAACTGTTATCCACCAAGCGTTTTGGATGCCGAAGACGTTTGCAAAGTGCTTGTCCATCCACCTGTCCACTGCCGAAATGCGGCAAAACAATGCATAGGGTGCGAGGGCTGGTGGTTTTTGCGGGTGAAAACGTGGACGGGGAGACCAGGCAAGTCATCCGCGTGGCCAGGTTAATAAGGAGAGGGGGGAGGGGGAAAGCCTGGAAAAGTTGAGTGATTTCTGATGATTATGTAAAAGCGAGTTGCGGCCGGCAAAATGATTGCCGGCCGGCTTGGGGGGATTTTTTGCTTGTAACTCGCTTCGTGATGGTTGTCAATCAAACTCTTTTCGCCGCCACCGGCGCCGTGGTGGCGTAGACGCCGTTGCGGATGTTGTAGATGGTCTGCCGGCTGACGCCGTACTCAGCGGCCAGGGCGCTGGCCCTGTCGGTTGCCCTGGCCGTGATCTCGGTCACCTGGTCGTCGGAGAGCTGCCGGGGTGCGCCCAGGTGTCGCCCTTTCTTTTGGGCGGCGGCGATCCCTTCGCGCTGCCGTTCGCGGATCATACTGCGCTCAAATTCAGCAAAGGCCCCCAACATTTGCAGCATGAGCCGCTGCATGGGGTTGCCGGTGGCGCCGTCGAATACCAGTTGTTCCTTTTCGAAGCGGACGGCTACACCGCGGCCGGTGAGGGTGTCGATGATCTGCTGCAGATCCATGAGGTTGCGGGCCAGGCGATCGATGGAGTGGACATGCAGGGTGTCTCCCTGGCGCAGGTAGGCCAGGCATTCGGTGAGCAGGGGACGCTGCCGGTCTTTGCCGCTGATCTGCTCCGTGAAGGTGCGGTCCAGGGTGATGCCGTCCAGCTGCCGGTCGGTGTGCTGATCGGTGCTGCTGACTCTGATGTATCCTACGCTGTGGCCGGTCATGGTGTTTGCTCCTGTTGTCGTTTGTTGTCGTTTGTTAAACATTTGCCTATAAAGGTTATAGGCCTTTTTGGTTGATGTGTCAATTAAATAGTTGCCACCTTTTTTGACAACGGTTGCCGTGGTGTCGGGTATTGTAAAATAAGGTACACCTTTTTTGACAGCAGCTAACCGGGGAAACCGCGGGATCCGCTTTCCTTTTCTTTTCTTCGGGCCGGCGCCGTGGTCGGCTGCCGGATCGGATGCGGCGCCGGTACCGGACATGCCTGCCGTGGGTGGCTGCAGCTGGGCAGGGCTTGGCGGCATGGGGGGGGGTAGGTATGGCATGGGTACAGGGGGAGAAGGCAACGGCCAGATGGAAAGGCGGGATCAGGGACTCCTCCCCCCCTATCAATATGCACCGTCTGGGATATTCCAAACTTTTTCAACCATCCATGACCCCCTGTCCAAAAAATATGGTAGGGGGAGGGGGAAGTATGATAAGGTGGGCATGTGGGGGTGGCGTGGATCGAACAGACAAATTAACCGAATACCAACGTATAGGCGGGGCGGTTGGGGCGGTCAGTGTTCTGACCGTGCTGGCTTCGCTCTGTCGTCTGTGGAATCCGCCCTCCTCCTTGTTTTTTCTTTCCCTGCTGGCCGGATTTATTCTCAGCCGACTTGCTGACCAGCATGGCCCGGAACTCCTATTCAGTCTGCTGGCTTATACCCTGCTGGTTTTGCTTCTCTCCTGCGTGCCGTTGGCCGTGTATGCCCTGGCCGTCTTTTCCTGAAACCTGTCAACCTCTTTTTTTGCAAGAAACGCAAGCTCTCCCCTGTAATCTGCCAGGATTCTGGCGGTTTCACCGCTCGTCATTCTGCATTTTTATCTCTCTCTCCTATCGTCTGTAAATCATAAGGTACACTGGCCATTGAAGGCGGCCGGGGTGGCCTTTCCCATTTTTTTATTTTCCTCTTTTCTTGTTTCCCTCACGCCCACCCCAACCCACCCCGGCCGCCGTTTTCAAAGCGGGGACCAATGGCAAACGAAATTTCAAAAATAGAGAGACTCGGCAAGGCCGGCCTGGTCCGTGATTTGTATTTGGCGCAAAATATCCGCACCGCCAAGGGCATTGCGGAACAACTACGGGCGGACGGGGTGCAGATCTCCGATGCCTCAGTGGCCCGTTACCTGGCCAGGGTGAAGGATGACTATCGGGCCGCGGCCCGACAGGTGGTTTATGACCACGTCAACAAGGAACTGCCCAAGGATTTGGACGCCCTGGAGGAGATGGAATCAACCTGTCTGGAGTGGTCGCGCATGGATATGCCGGTGCTTATCGAGCGCACGGCAGACGCCGCCGTGGCCATCGCCGGCGAGGTGGATGCCTGGGTTATGGAGTTGACCAACTATCATCTGGAGCTGCACAAGAACCCCACAGCCAAAGCCTCTATGGTCAAGGGTTTCATCAAACAGTGCCTGACCTATATCTCTATCGCCGACGAGAAGCTGGAAAACCGGCTCAAGGCCATTAAGGCAGCTGCCGGCATCATCGAACTGAAACTGCGGCACGCCACCGGCCTGGACGCGGACAGCAGGGGGAATATCATTATTCTGGATCGCTCCACGGATGGCCCTGTGCATGAGGTAAAGTCTGCGGACCGGGGCAAGGAACAGGGCCGAGTGATGTTCTCCATCGGTGGGGGGGATCGTGGGTAAAGATCTGACATTTGACCTGTCCCCTACGCAGTCGGCCTTTGTCCATTCCGAGGCCGAGATTGTGCAGATCTGCGGACCCATGGGGGAGGGGAAAACAACAGCCGGCATTGTCGCCATTCTGGCCCACGCGGCCCGCTGTGGCCGCGATATCCGCGGCGCCATTATCCGCGATACCCACATCAATATAAAAAACACCACCGTGCCGGATTTCGTTGAATTGCTGGGGGACTATGTCTCCGTGCATGACGACAGTAAGAAGCTGGTGATTCACACCCAGCCGAAAGTAGAACTTTTTCTGTTCGGCGCCGGCGATGAGGGTGCCCTGTCGAAATTCCAATCGCTGATAGTGTCCTTCATCATGCTGGAGGAGCCGGCCCCGGTGCTGGAAAAAAACAACGCCGGCCTGTCCCGTGACGTGTTTGACATGGCCGTGGCCAGGGCCTCCCGCCAGACCGGCACCAAAATGAGGGTGCAGATTACACAGAATCCGGCGGATGAGGAGCATTGGACAGAGGACCTCTTCTGGGAGCCGGAGATTTTTGCCAAAGACCCGGACACCGGGGTGGAGATCCGTAAGCAATGCTTTCGTATTCCCTACGGTGACAACAAATTTCTGAACCCCCACACCAGGGCGGCCAACCGAGCCGCCTTCCAGCGTGATCCCGGCAAGTTCGCCCGGTACGTGGAAGGCCGGGCCGCCCCTATCCAGCGCGGCATCAAGGTGGTGACGGGATATAACGCCAAGTCTCATTTCGCCGATAAAGAGCTGCCGGTGATTCCCGGCGGTCTTGGCATCCGGCTGTGGGACGGCTGGCATAATCCGGTGTGCGTGGTGGGTCAGTTTCTGCCGCCTGGCCGGATATGGTTCCACGATGTGCTGGTGGGCCAGGGATGCGGGGTGGATGTGCTGATTGAGAACATGGTGATTCCGCTGATGAAGAGCGAGAAATATAAGGGAAAAATCGACCAGTGGCGTGATATCGGCGATCCAACCATGGCCACCCCGGACCAGTCCACCAGGACCAGGAGCGGGGCAAAGTTGATCGAGAAGATGTTGCATACCAGGTTCGAGCCTGGTCCGAGCCGTTGGCCGCAACGAATCGGACCGCTGCAGAAGGCCGTGCTGACCAAGTGTGTCAACGGCGATGAAAAAATTCAGGTATCCAGTACTGCCCATGTCCTGCACAAGGCGCTGAATGGCGGCTGGCACTGGAAAAAGGACAACAATAATAAACCCATCGGCACCGGGCCGGTGAAGGACGAATTTTCCCATATCGGCGATCCTCTGAGCCATGGCGTCCCATTGTTGTTGCCGCAGCTGGATGACAGCGGCCGGGGAAAGACGAGTGCGGCCCAGCGCCGGGCGCAGCAGGATGAAAGTTTGCGCATTGCCATGAGTTATGCACCAGGCGGCCAGGGGTAGGAAAAGGAGAAGCTATGTCGCAGATAAAACCAAAAGGAAAATATGACGGCTACTGGGAGATGCGGGAGGGAGGGCCTTATGACGCAGGGGACCCGGTCTTTAAGTGCACCGGCTGTAACACTGTGACCGAGATGGATAAGGACTGGAACGGCGAGCCCAAGCCAGGCAGGTGCAAGAAGGGGTGTCCCAACCATGAGCATGCCACCACCGACTGGCGGCCCGGCGCGGTAAGCAAAAAGTATGCGATAAATTATGCAGCGGTATTCGGGCATGATTAATCTGAGCGCCGTGCGGCAAAACGCCATGTATCCGCTGCTTGACAGTTTCCGGCGAATCATGCGTAACGGGAAAAGCGTCCCTGACCAAAAGGAGCAGGCGGAAAGGGAGCAGGCGGCCCGGCGCTACTCCATGGAGGACGAACAGCATCTGGTGGATTACTGCATGGATTGTGTCAAGACGGATGCAAGTTCACGTCGGGAGGTGCGGCAGGCGCAGGCGGAATGTTACCGGGTGTACAAAGAAAAGGAACCTGCCTCTTTTGCCCGTAAGGCGGCATGGCAGAGCAGGATTGTGGTGCCCAGACCATACGCCACGGTGCAGTTCGCCGCCGCCGCTATCCGTAAAAGTTTTTCCCCTGATTTTCTCAGTATCGAGGACCCTGTGGTGCAGGCGGCGGCGGATTTCTGGAAGAAGGTAATGTCTGTCCAGTTGGACAGCCGACACGCCAACTTCGTTATCCGCTTTGTCGATTCCACCACCATGGGACTGGCGGTGGGGGAATCGATGGACATGAAGCCGCGCTGGATACCGGGCAAGGGCCTGTATTATGAGCTGATCGAGCCGTGGAAGATCAGCCGGGATCCGGACGCCGTGCCAAGGGACCCCCAGTCCGGAGTTTTCTGGATCCACCAGGAGTGGAAGGATTTCTATCAGCTCAAGCTGCTGGCTGACAAGAAGCTGCTGCAGAACATTGATGAGGGTTTTAATGTCAACGACGAAGACCCGGACAATCCTTTTATGACCAAGGAGGCCCTGGCGGCCCGCAAGGATCAGATCTGGACCAGGTCAAAATTCAGGAAAATGGGTCGGGTCTATGAGTTTTTTGGCACGGTGCTGTCCCCCCGCGGTGAATCGCTGCTGCCAAGGGCGACATACAGTGTCATGGGCGGACGGTTGATCAAGTCCCCCATGGGGCTACGCTACCGCACCCTGCGCTGGCCGAGCGTCATGTTTTCCCCGCAGCCAGACCTGCTGCAGCTTGGCGGCCGCGGCCTGCTGGAGGGGGTCCGCTCCATCTGGGAAGCCATGTGTAATCTGATGTGTCTGCATGAGGATGCCATGAAATGGCTGGTCAATCCCATGACCGAAATTAATGTCGATGCCCTGGTTGATCCGGAGGATGTCAAAACAGCCCCCGGCCGCACCTATCTGACCCACGACAGTCTGAATGGCCAGCAGGCTGTTCGTCCGGTGTCCCGCCGCGATGTGACGAATTCCACCCTGGCCAACATGCAGTATCACGACCAGAACTATCAGCGCGGGACGTCTGTGTCAGACAGCGTACAAGGCCTGCCCGGTTACCGACAGGATATCACCTGGCGGGAAAGCGAGCAGAACCTCGGACAGGCCATGGAAGTGTTTAACCTGATGGGCACCAACGTGGAGTTGGGCGCCATCCAGGGACTCAGCGCCGGGCAGGAGGTGGTCGAGGCATTTGCCGGCTGGAAGGATTACCAGGAGATGCTGGGCGATGAGGGGGTAAGCAAATTCGGCTTGCGGTTAGGGCAGGATGGGGTCATCGATGGCCTGCCAAGGATGAGCGGGGCTTTTCATGTGTCGGGTATTCAGAAGCTGATGAAAGACGCCGAGACGGTATCCACCCTGATCCGCACCATTATCCCCCTGGCCGGCAACCCGAGGTTCGCCCCGTTTATTATGCCCTATTCGGTGCTGAAAGCCATGGAGCGGCGCACCGGCCTGCAGGATGAAAACATTTTTATTCCCAAGGAAGTTGGAGAGAAATTACAGCAGCTGCAGCTGCAGCAGATGCTTGCCGGATCTCCGCCCCCCCCTGATTCCGGCGGCGGAGACCAATCAGGAGGGCAGCCATGAGCGGCACAGAGGTCGATATTGTCACCGGCTTACCCTTAGAACTGGTGGAGCGGGAGCGGCAGCAGGCGGCTGAGGCCGAGGATAAAGGCACCATGCTGCGTCAGGCTGGGTTCATGGGGGTGGCGGAAAGCGAGGCGGCAGCTGTGCTGCTGGGGCTGATCGAGGAGCGTCTGACCGCCAGGGTTCATACCCTGGTCAGTCTTGATGCTGAGGCCAAGGCCTTCATCGAACTGCTGAAGAAATTCGGAGAGCGGAAGTTTTCCGCCCAGCTGGCCGCCAAGGAGCTGGTGCGGAAGTACGGGAAATCATAGCAATCAGTCCGGCCCCTTAAAAAAGGACCACGCCGGACTTTATAAACAGCGGCCCCTCACAGAGGACCACGCCGCACCAAACAGTGGCCCCTCACAGAGGACCACGCCGCACCAAACAGTGGCCCCTGCAAACAGGACGACGCCACGGGAGGTTTTTGACCATGCCAACAGGTATTGATCTTGAGCAAGCGATGAAAGACGGCGCCAGTATTTTCCAAATGCCGCCTGCGGAAAGCCAGGGAAATGGAGCGCCGCAGGCAGGCGTAAAGCCGGAGGCGGGTGAGTTGCCAGCCGCAGGCGTAAAGCCGGAGGCGGGTGAGTTGCCAGCCGCAGGTGTAAAGCCGGAGGTGGGAGAGTTGCCAGCCTCAGGTGTAAAGCCGGAGGTGGGAGAGTTGCCAGCCTCAGGTGCAAAGCCGGAGGCGGGTGAGTTACCCGCTGCAGGTGCAAAGCCGGAGGCGGGCAGTCCAGCGCCATCCCCCAGGTTTAAGACCCATGACGATGCCGAGAAAGGCTATACCGCGCTGCAGTCAAGGACCACTAAAACGGAGCAGGAAAATGCCGAGCTGCGCAGGCAGCTGGCCAGTTACCAGGCAGAGCAGGCCGAGAAAGCCAAACAAAACAAGCAGGGCGAGATCCGGCAGTTTGCCGTCACCAAAAACAAGGAGGCCCTGGCTGCCATCAATCAGCTGAATCCTGAATCATCAGATCATGATCAGCGGGTGGCGGAGATCTGGGCCGAGGCAAATATGGCGGTGGATGATTTCCGGATGAGCAAACAGGAGCCATCCCCGCCGCCAGCGGCCGGACAACCGCCGGCCGGCAATGACAATGATGCCGGTGATGACTCCAGCGCCCTGGTAACCGGCATGCTGGATGCCGAGAATTTTTCCGAGGCGGAAAGAATTGCCTTCTGGGGTTTATCCAGATCCGCACCAACCCATGGCCCGGACGGGGCCAAATTAACCCTTCAACAGCAAATCTCCATGACCATGGAGAAAGCCAGGCAGCACAATGCGGCCCAGCGCAGCCAACTCATGCAGGAGCTGAATCTGCCCCTGGAGCGCGGCGGGAGTTACTCCGGCCCTGCCCCCGGGGAGGACGCCAGGCAGTACGCCAATAGGCAGTTGTCCCTTGATGATGCCATGCAGGAGGCTGACCGCGGTCGCACCTTAGCCTGATAAGGAGCGAATACGATGTTTACATGGACTTATGACGCAACGGACGGGGTATGGAAAAACCACGCCCTGTCCAACGAATTACTGAAGATCGCCGCCCGGGATTTCGTCCTGGTGCGGTTTACAAAGAAGCAGCCGAATTTCGGCGCCGGCATGGGGCAGAGCGTAACCCTGCCCTATTACAAAGCCCTGGACGAGCCGGACACCCCGCAGCTGGATGAGCGGATGCGGGTGCCCATCGATGAATTGGAAATGGCCGGCCGGTCCATCACTGTGGTGGAGTGGGGCCGTGGTTGCGGTTACACAAATCTGGCGGATGAGTTTTCCAAGGTTTCCCCCAAGAAGGGCGGCCAGAAGCGGCTGCTGGACCAGATGAACGCCTGCATGGATACCGGGGCCGCCGCCGGGTTCAAGGAAGCTAAGGTGTGTTTTACACCAACCTCAGCTTCCGCCGGCACCATCGATACGGATGGGGCTCACAGTGTGGCGGCCACCAGCAATCTGACCGCCGCCCATGTCGGCCTGATCAGGGACTACATGGTTAATGACCTGCATGTGCCGTACTTTGAGGGCGGCGACTATATCGGCACCGTGGCCACTAAGGGTCTGCGCGGCCTGAAAAACGATACCGCCCTGCAGGAGTGGCATAAGTACCTGGCCAAGGGTGACATCATTTTTAAAAGCGAGGTGGGCAAGGTGGAGAATGTCCGCTTTGTCGAGGTGAGCCACGAGCAGGCCCTGTCCAACGGGGTCGGCACCGGCAGCGTGCTGGGCGAAGGGCTGATCTTCGGAGACGACGCCGTGCGCCGGGTCGAGGTTGATTCCCCGCACCTGCGGGCGGATCCAAACTATAAGGGCGATTTCGGCCGGCGTAAGGCGATTATCTGGTATGGCCTGATTGCCTTCGGCAGCACATTCATGACAGCGGATGACCGCGAAGCCAGAATCGTGCGTATCGGTTCCCTGTAATCAGCAACCCGGATCGTGATTCCGGATAAGGAGGTTTATGATGTTAGGTGATCATATCAGTTCATTGCCGTTCGATCTGACCGGCACGGAGAGCGCGGCCGGGCTGGCGTTGACCCAGGCGGCCGGAGACCTGGCCGTGTTTACCGTGCCGTTCAAGTGTGTGCTGCTCTACAGCGCCTTGTGCGTCACGACAGCCTGCGCCGGCTTAACCACTACCCCCATCGTCAAGCTGGACAAGCGGCCCACCGCCGGCTCGGACACCGGCCGCGGCGATGGTGATGCCGGGGTATTCACTCTCGGCACCATGGCCCAGGGGAAATTTGTTTATTTTATGCCAACCTCTCGGGTTGAACTGGAGCCCGGCCAGGAGGTGGTCATGCAGTTGACGCAGATCGCCGCAGGCACCGGCGCCGCCGGGGCCTGCCGGCCGGTGCTGGTGGTGGAGCATGCCGCGGAAACCTGGGGCAACCTGGATAGCGCCGTGGCCGCCGCGTAATAATCGATAAGAACGATTCGCCCGGCCACACACGGCCGGGCGAACTGATGGAGGAAGCAGATGCAGATTTTGAAGGTGAAAAAGCCGGGATCAAATACCTCAACGAAAGTCAGGGTTTTGCGCAGCTGGGCCAACGCCAAAGGCACTACCATCTACCTGCACCATAACGGGGTGTATGGCTATAAGGACGGAGCACCGGTGAGGAGCGAAAGCGAGCTGCTGGACGGGATCCACGCCCCGGTACAGCAGGCCATCGCCGTGCGCTGGTGGAGAAGTATCGGCCAACGACTGGCAGAGGATTACTACGCGGCCAGGATGCAGACGGAAATGGCGGCCAGCTCCGACTTCCAGATGCTGGATGACGGGGCCAACAGCGCCCTGGATATGACCATGTACCGCCGCCGGTGTGTCAAGCCAGGGTCAGCCGTGTCCGGGCCGAAGAGCTGGATGGAGACTGGTTTCCCGGAGCGTCCGGACTGGTGGGGCCAGGCCCGTATGATCGAGGTGGGCGAGTGGGTGTATGAGCGGGTGGATGAGCTGGTGGATGAAAAAGATACCATTCCGCTCTCTTCTCTTACGCCTCCCCTTGTGTCGCTTAAAGGCGACGGCAGCGGCGGCGACACGGGGGCATAAGATATGGCGGACGGTGATGTCCGGATCTGCCTGGCGTGCAAGACACCAAGCATCGAGGATGACCGGGAGTGGGTGGATCCGCAGCGCTGTCCGCGCTGCGGATCCCTGTTTGACGAGACGGTCGAGCGGCCCGGGCCGCAGGTGTTCCATTTTGTGATTCCCAAGGATATGCCGTCATGATGTTGTCGGAAAAACAACAAAAATTTACTCATATGGTGGCCCTGCTGATTCTGCACGCCGAACAGCTGGGCTATGCCGTGACCTTTGGCGATGCCTATCGTGATAAGCGGGTCCCTTACGGCAGCGAGAAAAGTCTGCACCGGCAGCGGCTGGCCGTGGATCTCAATCTCTTCCGGGACGGGTTGTATCTATTTGCCACGGAGGCCCATCAGCCGCTTGGGGAATACTGGGAAAGTATCGGCGGTACATGGGGCGGCCGGTTTTCCGACGGCAACCACTACAGCCTGGCGCATGAGGGGATGAAGTGAAAATAGTAAAAATCACCCTGTGGGATGGTGGCGAGTATTACACCGACAATCAGGACAGCGGCTATATCCGCCGGTTCATCGAGCGGGCCAGGGTACTGTTTGCGGAGGAGGAGCGCGGCGCCGAGATGCTCGGCCAGCTTGACATCATGGAGATGACGGGCGAGAAGTACAGCGCATTACGAAAACAGCAGCCGACGGACGCGGCGGCGCTATTCGGGGAGGATGAAGATGAGGGGCAAATCAGTGGAGGTAGCGGTGAATAAAATCAAGGAAAAACCAAGAACAAGCCTGCATTTCCCCAAGGATGGCGGGGTGACGCCGGAAGGCTTGTCTGATGTGGGGGTCGATGAGCGGGTAACCGTGGTGTTGAAAGGCAAGCTGGTCGGCATTA